ATAACATTTATAAATGGTTCAGTTCTTTATTTTAGAAGTGGGGAACGTGAAGATAGTTTAAGAGGTTATACATTGGACTATCTTGTTATTGATGAGGCAGGTTATATCAAGAATAATGTTTGGAGTGAAGTATTAAGACCAACAGTATTGGTTAAAGGTAAGAAGGTATTATTCATTTCAACACCAAAAGGAAAGAACTGGTTTTATGATGTGGCAATGAGAGGATATGGTGATGAGCATATCCAATATAAAACATTCCACGCAACATCATTTGATACCCCATTCATTACAGAAGAAGAACTACTTGAAGCAAAACAATCTTTACCTGAAACAATATACAGACAAGAGATATTAGCAGAGTTTATAGATGATGGAGGTGAGGTATTCAATTCAATTAAAACAACTTGTATAATGACAGAATATCCCCACCAAGTATCAAATGAAAGATATTACGCAGGACTTGATTTTGGACGTCAAAATGACTACACGGTATTAACCATACTCAATTCAGAAGGAAAAATCGTTGATTTCTACAGAGAAAGACAAAAGAGTTGGGATATCATTATATCAGAAGTGGTGATGAAATTAAGGAAATGGAAACCAATAACCTATGTGGAGGTCAACTCAATAGGTGATGTATTGTTTGAACAAATAAAAAAACAATATGGTTCAGTTCAACCATTCGTAACCACCAATGATACCAAACAGAATATGATTGAGGATTTGATTATGGGTATGAATGAATCAAAACTTATCCTACCAACACCAGAGTTAAATGCAGACCTATACAAGGAGTTATCCGTTTTTACATACGAATACTCACCCCGAACAAGAAAGGTCAAATATGGAGCTCCTAGTGGGTTTCACGATGACTGTGTAATATCACTAGCATTAGCTTACCAAACATTTAAAAAGAAAGCAACCTATGGAACATATGTCGTACGCTAAGGGAATAAGTTGGTTTGATGATTGTAGAATACCTCATAATGAAGATTTAAGTATCATTAGAGAAGAGAAGGTATTAGATACACAGAATCAAGGTTGGGGGTTTAAATCCGTTAGTAGAGATAATAGTGGTAGATTTCCTGCTAATATCCTTGTAAGTGATGATATGTTGAATGATGGTAAGATATACAAAAGTGGTGAAGGAAAACCTCATCATAAAAGAAATAAGACATTAGGTGAATATCAAGGAAACGCTTATGGTAAGTTTAACAATACAAATCCTCAACTCAATTATGAGAATTATTATGGGGATAAAGGAACAAACAGTAGATACTACGATATAGATAAATGGTTCGACAACTTATTAGAAAGTTGTGAATAAAATAAACAAAAAAGATATTTTTAAATAGAGCATGGAAACACATTACATAGAATACAAAGAAAAGAAATATCCTGTTATTGAACCCACCATAGAATTGTGGCAAAAACTAACAGGATTACAGAATTGGACTGATGAGACAGAATTTGCGGTGATGATGATTTCACACATGACAGGATTATCACAAGAAGAAATCTTACAAGCCGATTGGCAACAGATTATTGCTGCCTCACAAAACATTACAAACCATCTTTTATCAGAAGGTAAAGAATTCAAAAGAGAGTTTGAATATGATGGTAAGAAATATAGATTCATTGACCTACCCAATTTAACCTTTGGTGAGTTTGTGGATATTGATACGTTCCTATCCAAACCAGAGATAGAAAGAAAAAGAGAACTAAACTTACTTATGGCATTCCTTTACCGAGAGGTGGGGGAAGATAATAAGTTAGAAACTTACGATGGTAGTAAAGTTCAGGTCAGGGCAGAGAAGTTTAAAAAACTACCAGTCAAGTATGTAAATGGAGCGAGCACTTTTTTTTTGCGTATAGAAAGAATCTTACACAAAAGTTCACGGCTCTCTTCAGGGAAACGAGTGAAGATGAGGTTGAAAGTGATTTGGACGCTCGTGAAGCTGCTGACTTCCAAAAGTTTTGGGGATGGTTTGGCACGATTATCTCGTTGGCTAAAGATGATATTTCCAAAATGGAAGAAGTAGTTAAACAACCTTTAATGTTTGTCTTAAACTATTTATCATATCAGAAGGACGTACAAATGTTAAAAGATAGAGATTATCAAAAACAAAAACTAAAAAATAGAGCATGAGCAACGCAGTAGGTTATTTTAACTTTAAAAAGGTAGTTGATTTATTAAGACAACTACAAACATATCACGAACAATTACAAAGTTTTGGTATTGGAGATATCACACAATTAATGTATGACATTGAAGAAAGATTAAAGGTAGATAATACCGAACAAAACTACGCACCCTATTATCCATTGATGTATGTTATTCCACAAGTAGCAACAACTGATGGTAGAGAAACAGTATACGAGTTTGATATCTTAATCATGGATATTCAAAACACCAAGAACTTTGAGAACCAAGTTGATGCTTGGTCTGATACATTGGATATATTAAAAGATGTTATATCTCAATTAAAGTATTCTTTGGATGCTTGTTATTGTACTTGGGATATTGACTATCCTATTTCAATGACCCCATTCCACGAAGCCTTTGACGATTATGTTGATGGATGGACAGGTAAGATTAGATTAAGAATACCTGACGCAATAAACAGATGTGATGCTCCTTATGCGAACTTCCCACCTTGTGATAATAATGCTGATAGTAACTAATGGCTGAAGAAATAGAATATACGGCGTATGATAAAGCTATGATGAGATTAGCGACTGACTTTGAGTTAGCACTAAAAGCATCATTAGCAAAACCATATCCATTTGCACCAGGTTATGACGAACAAAGACCGAAATTTGGTATTAGAAATATGAAGATTAAAACTGGTAACTTATACAAGAGTATCAACGTAAGTTTTATTCCACAGAAAAATGAAATCATAGTATCTATGTTAGAATATTGGGCTGATGTAAACTATGGTAGAAAGAAAGGTAAGTATGTTCCTATTAAACCATTGATGGCTTGGATAAGAGCTAAAGGATTTAATAAGAATAAAGAGACAGGTAAGTTCCAAAAGTTTAATATTAAAGGAATGGCATTTGCTGTTAGTAAGAATATTCAAAAGTTCGGTATCGCTCCAACCTATTTTTATGATGATGCCTTTAAAATATTTAAGAAAAGATTTGAAGATGATGCGATTAAAGCATTAGGTATTGATGCACAAACATTTTTCAATAAAATAATTGACCCAATAGAAAGAGAAACAAAAGTAAAATGAGTATAGTAATAAACATAGACCAGTCCCCACTTACGATAAGTCCGTCAAACACGGAACATATCTATACGTTATCATCTACGGGATATACCTTATCAAACTTTAAGTATATTGTTGATGTGTATTTCAAGGCACAAGACCAATCAGCAGAACTTGCAGCAAGATTAAAAGTAAGACCAAACACTTATGGTAAAGCCATTATGGATGTTGGGGAAATCGTTAGAACATTCTTAAATGGTAACCCAAGATTTTCAGGTACAACATATCCATATCTAAACTATGTCGCTGATGAGAATAGTATTATTACTTTATCTGACGCACAAGAAACACATGGATATAATGCTTATAACTTATGGCCTGGTGGAAGTCCAAATGCTAACCTTGAACAATTATGGCATGTAGCTCAATATCAATGTATCGTAGGTTGTGAATATTATTCAGGTACGAGTATCATTGAAGACATCAATTATACAGCAACAACACAACCACCATACGTTACAATATTTCCTGGTGTAGATAATACTTTGATACCAAGTCCAAATCTTATTTATGCCACATTAGGTTCAGCTTATACACAATCATCTAACTTTTTTCAAGTAGATAATCAAACATGGTATTACTACGATTTGTTTAGATTTGTATATGCAAAGAATCAAGACCCCGCTTGTAGTCCAGGTCAGTTCTTAAATGCTGCTGGTGAAACAAATTGTATTGTGGCTCAAATGGATAACACAGCTGTTACAACAAGTATTAGAAGAAGAAAACACCACATAGATTGTCCGATGATTGTATCGTTCTTAAATGGTAAGAATGATTATTTTACAAATGACATTTATTCAATAGCCGTTAGAGGTGCTGATAGTTGGTATGAACCTTATACCTATTCTGCTGAAACAGCAAATAGAACAACAACGACATTACCAGTTGTTAATGAAGACCCCAATACAACATTTAAAACTTTAACATTCTACACACCATATAATGTTACGAGTGGAGAGACTGTGAATGCTATACCCACAGACGCAAGGAAAGTATGTTTTTACGGGACTTCTTATGATGCTGATAGTAATGTTAGGCTGAACGTAAATAACCGAACTACGGAGGTATTAGAGTATTGGATTCAAGATAGAGATTGTATTAACGAACCAATTCATTTGCTTTTTATGAATGGTAGAGGACAATGGGATACATATACGTTTGGTAAGAAATCAACAAAAACAATTGAATTAGAAAGAAAGAATTACCAACAAGAAGCAAGTTTAAACAAACAGAATTATACACGTGGTTCTTATCAAAGAGGAGCACATAAGATATATGAAACAAATGCGGATTACTCTATTGAGTGTATGTCTTGGTTTATGGATGATGCAGACGTTGAGATTGTTAAAGAGTTATTTATGTCTCAAGATGTTTATATTATTGATGGTACAAAGATACCTGACTTACAATGTGATACTTGTTTGAATGAGATAAGATTATGGCAGTCACTTATACCAGTTGTGGTAAATGAAAAAGAGTTTATATTTTATCAAAG